TCACCTCAGACGATAGCCATGAAGTGATAAGAGAAGTGGTCAAGTGGGGAACTTACGGCAAGGATGGTGACGAGCCTTTGAGGTATGTGACAATTGCTGGCTTAAACCCATACCACCTTAGGGCTATCTTAGACACGCAGCAGAGTAGGATGCGCCCAGCTTTGTACAAAGTAATGCAAGATGAGGTGGAGTATCGCAATGAAAGTTAAAATGTATAAGCTAATACAAGAGATAGTCGAGTCAGGTATAGACGCAGGTTATCTTAGGGCGCATAAGCACACTGACACACCTATAGAAGAAACAATCAAGCATTGCATTGAACAGTACATAATGAACGGCTTTGATGAAACCTTTGAATTTGATATGGAGGAATAGTAATGCAAAAGAAACTTAAATACTTTGGTCTTGGTATTCTACATTTAATTATCTCACCGGTCTATGTTCCAGCTTTAATTCTCTGGCAAGAGAGAGATGAGATAAAAGACTTTTACTCACAATGCTTCAGAGCAATTACATTTAAGGATATATAGAATAATGAAGATAGTTGATAAAGACTTTACACCTGAATCAAAGACCAGTACGTATGATAAGATAAGACAATGCATTGACTCAATGACCTTCCTTGATGATGACTCACATGACTTTGTATTGATTGTTAATAGTGATGAAGGGTATACTACTGTAGGCACTAACCTACAGACAGGAGATGCAGTGTTTATACTTGAGTCTGCTAAGCTTGGTTTAATTATGGGGGACTCTGAACCCTCAGAGAGAGTACACTAGGAGAATAATATGTCAGGTAAAGGAAGTAGTCCACGACCGATCCCCGATAGAGAAACATTTGAGAATAACTTTGATGCTATCTTTAGGAAGGATAAGAAAGAAGAGAAGCCAGTAGAAACTAACGAAGACAATAAAGGAAAGAAGTAATGGATATTTATCAGAGCTACATTCACAAGAGCCGATACGCTCGCTACCTCCCAGAAGAACAACGCCGTGAAACATGGGACGAAACTGTAGATCGTTATATCTCATTCTTTAAGAACCGTGGTAGCCTTGACAATAAGACTGGAGAAGAGCTGCGAGAAGCTATCACCAACTTAGAAGTCATGCCCTCCATGCGTGCATTAATGACAGCAGGTGAAGCACTCGACAGAGACAACGTAGCTGGCTTTAACTGTAGCTACATTGCGATTGATAGTCCTCGCTCTTTCGATGAACTAATGTACATCTTGTTATGTGGTACTGGTGTAGGGTTCTCTGTTGAGCGACAGTACGTAGGTAAGCTCCCTACTATTGCTGAAGAGTTCTTCCCTACAGATACAACAATCCATGTCAGTGACTCTAAGGTAGGCTGGGCTAAGTCATTCAGAGAACTGATCAGTCTGCTGCTTGTAGGCCAAGTTCCAAGCTGGGATGTTAGCCGAGTACGCGCAGCAGGTGAGCCATTAAAGACCTTCGGCGGTCGTGCCTCTGGCCCTGCTCCCTTAGTAGAATTGTTCTCATTCACTGTAGCCCTGTTTAAGACCGCTGCTGGACGTAAGCTAACAAGCGTAGAAGCGCATGACCTGTGCTGTAAAGTGGCTGAGATCGTAGTTGTGGGCGGTGTACGTAGGTCTGCATTGATCAGTCTATCTAACCTGTCTGATGATCGTATCCGCAGAGCTAAGCATGGACAGTGGTGGCTCGATGCACCCTATCGTGGCCTAGCTAATAACTCTGCATGTTATACAGAGAAGCCAGACTTTGAAGCCTTCCTTAATGAGTGGAGTAGTTTATATGAGAGTCGAAGTGGAGAGCGTGGGTTCTTCAGTCGAGTTGCTAGTCAACGACAAGCTGCAAAGAATGGTCGCCGAGATCCTGACCACGAATTTGGAACGAATCCTTGCAGCGAAATCATCCTTAGACCAAACCAGTTCTGTAACCTCTCAGAAGTTGTCGTGCGATCAGACGATACAACTGAAAACCTCCACCGAAAGGTACGTCTTGCAAGTATTCTTGGAACTCTCCAAGCTACCTTAACAGACTTTCGATACCTACGTAAGAAGTGGAAGCATAACACTGAAGAAGAAGCGTTGCTTGGCGTATCTATGACAGGTATCCAAGATTGTAAGTTAACTAATGGAGTAAAGAATGGACTACCTGATCTACTTGAAAGCCTCAAGCAGCAAGCTGTTGTCACGAACAAAGAATGGGCTAAGAAACTTGGCATCAATCAAGCTGCCGCTATTACTTGTGTCAAGCCTAGTGGTACTGTCTCTCAACTTGTGGATTCTGCTAGTGGTATTCACGGCAGATTCTCCCCTTACTACGTTCGCCGCGTCAGGGCTGATATTAATGACCCACTATGTGGTGTACTCTCGAATGCAGGAATAACATCAGAGGTTGATGTGAGATCACCGAACACTCTAGTGTTTAGTTTTCCTCAAAAGGCACCAGCAGGGGCTGTGATGTCCTCTTCTCAAACAGGTATGGAACAGTTGGAACTATGGGATGTATATCAGAAACATTGGTGTGAACATAAGCCGTCTATTACTGTGTATTATCGAGACAGTGAGTTTCTTAATATTGGTAGTTGGCTTTACAATAACTTTGATGATTGTAGTGGTGTGTCATTCTTGCCTTTCAGCGAGCACACTTATGAACAAGCACCATACGAAGAGATTACTAAGGAGCAATACAAAGAAATGAAGGCAGAGATGCCAAAGGAGATAGCGTGGGACATCATAGAAGAAAGCGATGTTACTGAAGGGGCACAGACATTAGCATGTACAGGAGGGGCATGCGAGATCTAAGTTAACTAAGCCGCTGTTTACACTACGTAAGCAGCGGCTCCACTTATTGACACATATAAGTGTAGGTTTTGTACACTTATATGCAGTTACTACTTCCTCATATCCATTATCTTACCAACACCACGTATACCAAACGAGCTGCTGATAGCAATAAACAGAAGATACTGATACCACTCAGGTAGCGTATTAAGAACTTCAAAGCTCTCACCAACCCTGACAATGATAGCAGGGTCATCCACTGCAATAGAATAGCCAATCATAAACACAGGCGCTGCTAACACAATAGTCCAGAACTCATCCTTCCAAGAGTCCTTCGATGCATCAGCCATCTTAGACTCCCAGTCAGCACTGTTCTGTATGACGGACATCTTAGCTTGGTGTTTCGCCTGCTTCTCCTCTGCCTTGTTACTAAGGTATCCTTTAACGAGACCCGCAATAGGGCCTATTAAACTTGATAACATATCTTACTTCTCCAATAGTGCTGGGATTATAGGGAACGACCTGCTGACATCTTTAAGTACAGCAGCTACTACATCTTCAGGTGACATACTGCCTGACATAATAGCACTAATACCATTGATTAAATCATTACCTTTACCAAAAGCAGGGCCAAGGATAGCAGTAGTAGGATCAACACCGTAGTTACTAGCACGGAAAGGATCTATTGCAAACGACAGGCCACCAATGTAAGCGATAGAGCCTAGCAGATGTCCTATTGCGTCCTTATCTTCCCACCTTTCAGTGTCCCCTGTCTTAACAAACTCACGCAACCCTGATGCCATAATCTGAGTGGCTAACATCATGCCGATGTAGGGTGCAATAGCGGCAGCTTTCTTGATCTTATCCTCTGACGTTCCATTAGCAACCATAGAGTTGTACCAACCCTTCATTACCACATTGTTAAACACAATAGAGAATGACTTAAGCTGTGCAATTAACTTGAAGCGTTCGTCTGCCATCCATGCTGGCTTCTGCACCATACGTGGACGCATGACAGTATCTTCGACTACGTTAAGAACTCCAACTCTAAACTGCTCGTTGTAATACTCGTCTTTCTTAGCGCCTCTCAAGTGCCAGTTGTAAGCTTGAGAGATATTAAGACCAGCCTCTGCAAACTTATCACCAATACGTAGCTGCTCTTCAAGGTTGCCTTCTTTAACAGCAGTCGTGTACGTTTCCAGATCAGCTCTGAATCCTTGCTCTGCTAAGATAGCGGATGTCATACGTAATGCTTCAGTCCACTGCGGTGTAAGGGTCATGTTGTAAAAGAAGTTCTCAACATTAGTAATCCTACCACCAATCTCATTGTCACCAAGACGAGCAGCCGCTGTGTTCTTTAACTCATAAGCAGTGATGCCTAAGTCTTGAATGATGTCGCCTTTATTAACAAGCTTAGCCGCGTCCTTAAACGCAAGACCACGACCATGCTTAAACTGCTCTCTGATTATACGAGCGGTCAGCTTACCAGCCGATGTAATAGCCTTACCTGTTTCCCCTGTCTTAGACGCTACAACAAACACCTCAGCCAACGAAGGAAGAATAGATAGAGGTAGTAACGTAACACTTAAGCCAGCACGTATAGCGTTCTGTGCAGTTCGTATGCCCTCACCCTGAGACACATCTAGGTTACGAATAGGGATACGCTGAGATAGGTTCATCATGTTAGCTAGGTCGTTAACCACTGTCTCTGTATTGTAAGTAATACCCTGTGCTTTCGCATCGTCTAGTACCCTAGCTACTTCAGTGTAGAACTTCTCATTGTTAGCGCCAAACTCTTTAGCATGTGCTAGTCTTTCCGACATCATCTCATAGTAAGAGTAGATAGAGTCCTGTACTTTAGAGTCAGCGTTAAGCCAGTTAGACCAGAAGTCCTGTGGAAGCTCAGCCAACATACGATGAGTCTCGACAGCATTCTGGTTATTGACTTTGGCACCTTTAGATCTTATCTTACCTAGCCTGTTGTTCATTTGCTTAGCTGCTTTTGCCTGAGCATCTGCTGCTGTCATACCTTCGTCAATAAACCCTTGAACATTCTCTTCATACTTCTTTAAGATACGAGTGTCGGTATCCATTCCGAAATGCTCATAGCCTTGGTTCTTAATACGAGCTATGTATGCATCTACCTTATCCGCTGATAGCTTAATACCACGCTCTTGAGCAACAGCTAAAGCCTGAGCTTTGAACGCTGCTGGGTCAGCTTTAAGTTTCTTATAATCGATACGACCATGTAGAGGGAAGTAAGTGGTTCCTTCAAACAACCCTGAATCAATACCATACTTCTTTAAATCTCTTTTCATAGTAGCATCTAAGAAAGTAGACAGCTCATTAGAAGCCTTCTTACTTTCTTTAGGGAGAGCAGCGTATGCTTCGTTCTTAGCAGCCTTCTCTTCCTTAGTACCTTCAGGCATAATACGCTGGTCATGTACAGCTAGAGCGTCTTCGTTACTTAGAGTCATGAACGTACCCATGCCTTTAGCATACTCAGACTTAAACATCATAGAATCTGCATGTACTGGTCTGATTCCCATCCTACGCGCCAGTGATCCTGAAGTCTGATTGAACTTACCAACAAGCTTCTTCATCTCTGGCGTGTTTACTTGAGCCACAGCTTTACTACCCGCTTCACCTAAGAAAGGTGCAAGATACTTAGAGTATAGGTGACCTAGTTTTGTCTCAGTCACTTTTACCTTTTCTTGATTCTTCACCCATGATCCTGACTCTGAGTTAAACTCAATAATGCCCTCATCTACCTGCTTAGCGAAAGATATATCAGCACTCTTCTGAGCCTTAGACATAACACTAGAGCCTACGCCAAACGGCATACCTAAGATACCACCGACAAGAGCTTCAACAGCAGACTCTTTCAATGACTCTTCTACATCGAACTGATCCCAGTAAGATGCAGAGTTTGTAGCTGCTATAGTTGTAGCAAAGTCCTGCACACCCTCAGTAAGACCTGAGCCTAGCGTTGCCATGCCTACTTGTCTAGCCATTGAAGGAGCCTGAGCTACCTGACCACGGATAGCACCGCTTAAGGCACTAGCATTACCCGCATTGATAGCAGTCATAATCTCAGGAGCAGTAGACTTAATAGCTGGAGTCAGGGCTTTAATAAACTTAGCACCTGCCAGCGGCTCTAACGCACCTAAAGCAAGACCAGTTCCAATGTCTGTCATAGAAGCAGTGTATGCCTCGTCCATATCCTCTGCTTTAAGACCAATGTCACCGATGTTCATCACACCTGACAGCAGACCACCAGCAGCTAACGCACCAGTAGAACCTGTCACACCTACAACAGGAGCTAAAGGCGCAACAGCTAGAGCAGGCAGTGCAGTTGCTACAGTACCTATGCCTCTGCCTACCTGATCTAACAAACCTCTAAAGGAAAACTCACCCTCTTCATATAGAGGATGCGCCGTTACTTTAGCTACCTCTGCCATGTTCTCGTTCTTACCATCTACCATGGCCTGACCGAACGCACTATCCGAAAACCCGAACGCTTCTGCAACGGACTGACCGCCACGATACAAAAGCGCCTGACCTAAATCTACACCTGCTCCTATTTGGCTTCCAAAATCATCTGGTTGTTGGCTTAAGTGCTGATCATATTGCTGATCAGAAGCCGTCCATAAAGAATCAAAGTCGATAGTGTCTGTCATTATTTAGATAACCTCTGGGCTATTGCTTTCTTAGCGTCTAGGTATGTTTTCTCTACATCTGTAGTACTTAACTCACCACCTGATGAGAACCAGTTACTACCTTCCTTAGCCATCTCATCCGCAATCAATTTCTTAGTTGCTGCTGGATAGCTTACGAAATTGGTATCCAGTCCATGCACTAGCCTTGAAAGTTCTGTGAGATTATCCCCTTCAAATCCAGAACCTGACAGGAATGAACTGATGTCGTTTATCTTAGCGCCATAGTTCTTAAACGGATCAGTAATACCAGCAGCTCTAGCCTTCTGCGCCTCTAGAAGAAGCAATGCATCTTTGTACTGCTTGTTCTCCGCTTCTTTAGCTTGAGCAGCTCTCGATGCTAAGCCAGCTTGCAGCCCTTCACCAAGACGAGACATAGTAGTAGCACCACGTTGACCCGAACCAGCCAGCATAGCTGCGCCCATTGCCATCAAATCAATACGATCATTGACAGCGTTAAACCAATCTTGTTTCTCTTCAGGAGCTGACGGAGATACAACAGTAGCCCCTGTGTTGAATGCCTTAGCTTCTTCAGTCAAGTCTTCTTTAATAGCAGGCGGCTTTGGCGTTGCAGCTTCTGTAGCTACAGCTTGCTGAGCAGTCGATAAAACCTGCTGAGCTGCTGTTAACTTTGATAGTTCAGCTGGATCCTCTAAGCTTTTCCCTAATGGAGTACTAGGTATCTCCCTACGCAATTCCTTCTGAGCGTTAGCAAGCGTGTAGCTCCTACCTGCTGGAGTCTTTAACCAATCTTTAAAACCCTCAGCTTGATTAGCATTAAGAGTATCAATGGCACCAGATATTCCTTGAATTATAGGGTCGTTCTTAAAAGGATTACTTCTGTTAAGTGGATCGGACGGTAAACCACGATCATCAACTTTAAAGAGTCCCTCAGGTAGGTTAAAGATAGGACTGCCAGCTGGCTCTACTGTACTTTGAATACCTTGACCCACCATAGCAGGAGCGCGTCCTTGAAACAAAGCAACAGGACTAGTTGGAGCTGGAGCTAAAGTTGGAGCTTGAGTGATAGACGTAAGATACTCTCTAACTTCAGGGTCATTACGAGATGCAAATATAGCCGCGTCATAGTTATCAGGCATCAGAGTGCCGTTACCTACTGCTGCTTTTACTTTGTCTAATAAACTAGCCATGTTATACACCTACCTCAGTGAACATACCCGCTGGCTGCTGAGCCTGCTGCGCTGCTTGTTGTGCTTGTTGTTGTTGCTGACTCACGACCAATGACTGTAGGAGATCAGCTTCTCTGTTGCGTCTAGGATGTAGCTCTACGTTACTCCACTCTTCAGGGTCACGTAACAAAGCAATAGCCTGAAGGAGGTCACCTTTAATAACAGCCTTCATGGTCTTGTACTTCAGAGCACCGCTGCCATAGTTATGTAACAGAGAGAGCGCAACCGCCTGCTGCTGTACACTAATAGAATCAAACTCAGGGTACGCTTTACGAAGCTGCTGCTTAGACTTCTCAATATGTCTACGAGTAATGTTCATAGCTACTTCAGCGGGGATGTTGAAGTGTCCAATCTCTTTCTCAACTGCTAGTGCTTCGCTGCCTTTCTTACCTACATAGGGAAGCAGAGCATACTCTACATCTTGAGGTAAACCTAAAGCTTTAAACTCCCGTAGTCCCATCTGTCCAATATCAATACCACCGCCAAAGGTAAGCCCAGACCTACCGATGACAATGCCATTCTTCTTTGGAAGATATGTTCTAGTTTCAAAACCTTCTTGCTCCAGTAAGAACTGAATTACTGCATCATCTTTATTCATATTAATCTAAACCTATAAGCTAAAGTTTGACAAATCTAAAACATTTCCAATGTCTTGCACACCACTAGAGGGTACGTAACTAGATAACACTGAAGGAGCACCGCCGCCAAACATACTTCCAAGACCCGCTAAAGAACCACCGCCTGTTAAGTAAGCGCCACCAAGAGTAGTGGCAATACCCATCAAATCACCGAACGGATCACTAGCAGTTTTCTCAACAGTTTTCTGATTGGCTTCTGCTACCAAAGGATTAGAACCTAAGAACTGATAGAACTGTTGAAGGTTTGAAAGCTCTGCATTTCTACCTGCATCAAACTCTTGAATCTCATCAAACAGAGTAGACTGCGCTCGCTGACCACGCTGCTCTCCTATTCTACCCATAATATTAGCACCCTGCTCACCAGTCTGAAGCATCATAGGCAGTAGACCCTGCGCTCGGAGACCTAGATTCTGTTGATCCAGAGCTGCCTGTGTTAGCGCCTGCTGCGTGTTACGGTTAACCTCACCCCCAAGTAAGCCTAGACCTTCTTGTCCCTCACTGCCACCATACTGGCCCGCTGCTGACGCTTGTTGCATCAGAGGCACAGCACCACGCTGTAGTGATATGTTAGCTTGACCTAAGATGTCTTCCATCTGACGCTGAAACAAAGGGTTGTTCTCAAGGTCACCAGCATTCAAGTAGTTACCAAAGTTAGCCTGTGCTGTGTTAACAAGATTAGACAGGTTACCACCTTCACCATACTGAGCAAGCAGGTTCTCTTGTGCCTGACGAAGCAATGGATCTTCTTCAGCAAGACGAGTACCTTGATAGATACCTGCTGTACCTTGGTTGTATAAGTTCTCAGCGCCTTCTAATCCAGCTAAGCTGCTTGAGCGTAACTCATCACTGAGTCTGCTTTCTGTATTTGTAGTTGTTTCTCCACCACCCATGCTATAACTCCTTAATCATTAATACTGTTTTACAAGAATAGTCAGGCAACAACTTAAGCCATCCCTTCCTACCTCGTATCTCTATTCCGTTTAAACCTTTTGACTCGGCCCATTCTTCAATACTAGCTATCGTATGAACCCATTCTTTAATCTCTGTACCACCTAGCAAATGTATAAGCAATCTCTTTGTTGTAGGATATGTAACTTGATACGTTACAACAATACCAACTACTTTATCTTCAGTACTTCTAGCAAGCCATAGTTGACTATCACCTTTGAAGATACTTTCCATCACACTTTGTTCTGTAACTTCTGTTGCTTTTATTAGTACCGAATCTAAATACTTCTTTATAACCTGTTGATTCAATGCAAGCTCTTCAATACTTACTACACGCTTAAGGTTATACGTCAATGGGCTTACCTTCAATGTCAGCTCTTAGCCTACTAAAGGTAGTAGTAGATGTACCAGACTCTTTAGACATACGTATATCAACTACGTCACCAATTGCTGCTACTCCTTTTAAGCTAAAAGTAATGTTACTGTATGCCGAGCCTGAGAAGGTAATAGTATAGTCAGGCTGTACCAACACACCATTTAAGTACACTCCAATATGTGAAGGAACTGAGCCGCCTGCTTGATCATTAACAGTCATGCTAAAGGTTAACGTAGCTCGTGATGCAGAAAGAAAAGTAAAAGTACCAGCAACGGGGTCGCATACCATACCTTCTGTATATGCATTAACAGTGTCATACGCAGTTATAACTTGAGGCACGTCAGTAAGCGACATAGTGGCTCCTTCCCCAGCCGCTGATAGATATAACCCACCATCATGTACCTCACTAAGCCCACCTATGAACCTAGCTATCCTCTGCAACTCATTCTGTACGTATACAGGCATACCATTAATATCTTGAGGAGGCGGCAGTGGTACGTATTCAAATCTCATTGACGACCCTCATAACTGTATTCAATAGTGTAGCCTGTAAGCGACCATGCATCAGCACTAGCAGACTCAAACCTAATCCCAATGTACCTGCCACTCTGTCGGCAGTTAATCTTGTAGTCTTGATCTATAACAAACGGCTGAGGCTGTGACCAAGCAATACCAGAACCCTGCTGCTGCTCAGTCCCTATGTATACGTTGACTGTACCTTCTCCCACAATATGAGGAGTAATAGAATTAATATATTTATATCCTTGATCATCACCGAAATCAATACCAATACGCTCTGCATAAGAAAAGTAATCAGTACCGTTAATCGAAAGACCTGTGTTGCCTTTATAGAATAAAGAGTCATCGTAGTTTACAAGAAATAGACTCTTGCTTGCAGGGTTAAAACGCTCTTCGCCCCAGTTAGTTGTGTCATTATTCCAACCACCAGTATCAGAGTCCCATGTATCAGTAGTATCAACAGTATCTGCAATAACACCAGTAGAGATATAAGATATGTTAGATAGATCACGCTGTGACCAGTCGTCTACTTCCCAGTTCCATACTAATGCTTTATTCGCTCTTCCTTCTGTGCTGTCTGCTGTAGGGAAGTAAACCCAAATCTCTTTATTAGGTACGTCCGCGACACATTTAACCTTGTCTACATGTGCTGAGTTAATCTGAGAATAGAAAGACTTAGCCATCTTGTTAGCAATTACAGACTTCTTAGAAGTACCGTCATGTACATATATATCACTGACACCTACCACAAAGTGCTTACCATCAAACTCAGCAACGCAGTCGCGAGAAAGAATACCTGTATCATCGCTGAATACTTTTCTAAATGAGAAGATGAAGTTACCACCAATGAACTGCATAGCCCACACTGCATCGCTCTTATAGATAAAGAAAGTATCGTTTAAAGCTTTGCCTTCAATACACCGACCAGCAGTGTCAGGGAGGATGTTATAGCCAGCCTGTACCGCAGGGTTTACTGGATCCCACGAAGCAGGTATACCACCCAAAGGAGCAGCATCACTCCACTTAACCATAGAAGGGAAAGAAGTTCCTGTATTATCCTTAACATCTAACGCTATCAAGTAGTTCTTAAAGGGACGTATAACACCAGCAGTCCAGCTAGTAGGCCAAGCACCTAAGTCTTTCATCTTACTAGTAACAGAGTCAAAGAACTGAGGCGCGTCTGTTCTGTTGTTTAGAATTAAAGCACCGTTAAAAGTAGTACCTGTCCATCCATCATCATAGTCGCCAGTATAATCAACATCAATGCCGCCAACCTGACGGGTTACATTAATATTAGTATTGCCATCAGTTCTGTATACTTTAGTTTCACTAGCATAGAACCAATAAGGTAAGTTGTAATCCGTCCACGGCATAGCAATAATAGGCTGTACCGCTGGCGCAGTAAATACTTGTGAATACCCTAGTGCCTTATTAGTTCTGTGGTTAGCAAAGTCAATGTTGTTTCCTTGGCTCCATATTTCATTAGGGAGTTCATAGGGAGACAAATCATTATTGATCCCTCGCGGTCGTGATACCTCTACCCTTTTATATGGCATGATTAAGCAGTCCTTTTCCACATGTAAACAACCTGATACGGCTGCATGATGTTGAATGCGTTACCGCTACCTGTTGACTGTGTAGTCAAAGACTGTGATGAAGACTTAACAGTAGAACCTGTAGTGTTAATGCTACCACTAGTTAAAGCCATTGCAGTAAAGTCATGGGTGTGAGCAGGCATCTCTGCTACTGTCATGCTATGCGTCTTAGAACCTGCTGTAGCTCCTGCATTAAAGTCGTTATCCGCAGAATCATAACCAGCTAATACTCTGCCTTGTGCGAAGGCTGTCCACGTAGTTCCGGGAAATAACGTAGTTGGACTTGTAGAAACAGTAGACTGATATATGCAACCGATAGGATACACAGCATCATAGATACTGGTACGCTCTACAGGTACAGTGTTTACTAAGTTAAGCTGTGCTGTTGTAGATGTAACGCCATCTAGTTTATTAATCTCAGCAGTGCTTGCTGTAATCTCAGTTAAAGTATTAATCTGAGCTGCTGTTGCGTTTACGGCTGCAAGACCAAGACTAGGAAACTGGCTTTGAAGAACAGACTTAATCATACGAATATGATTGTCACCCTGTGCCTTGCTATCTACTCCTAAAGGATTACTAGCATTTAAGTTTTCAATGAATGTTGCTGCTTCAAGTCCCATTATAACCTCTTATTTATTTCGCTTCTTATTCTTAGTTGCTCTTTGATTGCGCTTAGGTAACGCTGGCTTCTTAGCCTTAGAACAACCGCATGATTTAGTCTTCATACTAATTACCTTTTAGATTTAGCGCCAGAACATTTCCAACGCTTGCGTGAAAGGTTGTTAGGAGTGTTAGGATCATTCTGCTTCTTCTTAGACAGTCCCTTCTTTATTCCAAGACTTCGCGCACAGTAGCTATCACCTTTACTAGTCCCTGCTCTAACTCTAGGGCCACCCCCTTTAGCCTTACCCGCTTGTCCATAACTAACCTTCTTACCACTAGCGGTTATCTTTACTTTTGCTTTGCCTTTACGTGGGGTAGCCATTGTTATTCCTTATCTTTATTTGCGCCATTAACTATACTTTGTACAGTATCTGATTCATATATCCTAATACCCAACCAGATAATAGTTAGTATAGAAGCTGTAGGTGGTAACCAAGCAGCCATTGACATTACGGCAGTAGAGGCGGCTGCTATATCTATAGCTTCTTTTGTAGACTCAACCATTGTACGTTCCTTGTAATTAAAAGTTAGTTAAATAAATGATAGAGTATATCACCACAGGTATTACTGCTACAGCTATGCCAATAATAGTAATGAATTGTTTAAGCATTCTTAAGTTGTTGTTTCTTTTCAGTACAGCTATTCGAGCGGTTCGGTCACGCTCTTGTTTACACTCTGCTTGAAACTTCAAGAAGTCTGCGTACATATCAGGACGGCCTGCGTATATCATATACTCTCGAAGCCATTCCTCTTGCTCTTTAATCTTCTCTAATGCCATGAAAGCATCCAAGTCACTCTTGCCCTTGGACGCTACACGTTTAGCTATGACGCTCTTGTTATCAAAGTATTTCTTAGCAACATTACTGCATTCGTACAAATCACGACCATTACTAAGCGCAGTCTTTAATACACCGAATGCTGCATTGGCTGCTGCTATCTCTAATAACATAAGTCATATCCTTAGGTTTCATCTACAGCTATGCCTTCAAGACTCTCAACAAGCATACTTACAAAAGCTTCTTTTCCAACTGTCAGTTGATCAAGGTTAAACTTAGTAGAATTAATCTTTCGATCTAAGTCAGCGCAATGATTGACAAGAATCTGCTGGCTTTCAGTCATGTCTTCATATATATATTCAATATCATTCACTGTAACGGGGTTGGTTTGTTTCTTACCCATAATATAGCTCCTAGTTTAAGTTAGTTTACTATATAATTATAGCACGAATAGCAGCAAAAGTCAAGAGATTACACCACACGAGATCTTGTGACCAACACCACTGGCTACTTCGCCTACACGCACAAGGGTAGCCTCCGCATCGTAAGCGCCGTCAGCATCAAAGCACACGTTTACTGAACGCTCATGTA